AAACGGGCTTGGTTGTCGAGCGTCTTCTGCTCGTCGGTCATGCCCGACTGCCGCAGTTCCGTGAGCTTTTCGTCACGCGACTTGCGGTTCTGGAACAACTCCTCGTCAATGGCCTTGAGCCTGCCCGCCGTGGCGAGTGCTGCCTGCACCAGATCGTTTTGCAGCTTCTTCAGTTCATCGAAGTAGCTCTTCGCCGCCGCGAGCCGTTCCTGAATCGACTTGCGGTCAATGCCGGTCCATCGGGCGTTGACGTTCTCCACCGTGGTGACGATGCCGGTGGCCGCGTTTCGCTGCGCGTTGTAGACGGCGTTGATGCGCTCGACTTCACCCTCGTAGCGAGCCTTCGCCGCCGTCGCCGTGCGGTTGTAGCTGTCGATCTGTTCCGCCACCCCGGCACGAATGGTCTGCGTGGTGATGGCGAACTCTCGGGTGTAGGCAAGCGCGCCGTCGCGCACCTGTGCGATGGAGTAACCGACCTTGAGCATTCCCTGCGCGAGTTCCGATTCGCTGCTCGCGTTGGCCTGCGCCACATCGCGCATCAGTTTCAGCGTGTCCACCGCCGTCTTGATGTCGGCGACGAAGTTCTTCACTGCCTCGGCGCTGCGCTTCAACTCCTCGTCAATGCGGGCATTCTTGATCTTCTCCTTGTACTGCTCCGCTTGATTGGAGGCGATCCCGGTGGACTTGGACACGATGTCCCATGCCTCCGCAAGCTCATCCGGGGTCTTCGCCGCTTCCACGATCCGCTTGGCGAGCAGCGTGACCTGCCCTTCGGTGGCGATGATGTTGCCATCGAGGTCTTTGGTGCCCTTCTGGAAAGCCTCATAGAGCTTGGCGAAGTTGGTGGCCAGATTGGTGAAGCTGTCGCTGACCTCTTTGCCCGACCGTGCTTCATCGCTGCCGAGCTTCACCGCATCCACCACATCCTGCACTGCCTTGACCTGATCCTCGATGGCCTTGCGTGCAGCGTTGGCTTCTACCTTCTTCGCCACCTCCAACTGCGCGGACTTGGCTTCCTCACTGTTGAGCTTGAGCGCCGTCGCATAGGTCTCGGCCTTGCTCTTGGCCTCTTCCTCACGCGCACGGGCACCCTTCAATGCCTCGTTGGCCTCGGTGATCGTAAGCTTGCCCCGGCCCTCCATGGCGTCCTTCACCGCTTGCTCTGCATCCTGACGCTTCTTCTGGATGTCCAACACTTCCATGTACTGCGCCTTCAACCCCTCCATCGAAGGATTGGTGCCGATGTCCTTAACGATCTTCTTGGCCCGATCCTCAAGCTCGTCCACCTGCTTGGTGAGTTCCACCAGTTGAACGATGTTCAACGTGGCGATGGCCACCAGTTGTTGCCGGAACAGGCTCCACCTTTGTTGTGAGGCATTCTCCCCGGTGAGCTTGTCGGACTGCTCCAACGTGGCCGTGAGTTCCTTGAAGTCGGTGATTGCCTTGATGGCAAGCCCAACGGCAGTGGCGATGGCCACGAAGGCAACCACGTAGGGGTGAGCGAGTGCCGCCGCCGAAATCTTGGTCCACCCATCCACCAGAGCAGCGAAGGCCGTGAAGGCGAGCTTCAGGGCGCTGTAGGCCGATACGACCTTGAAGATCGTGTCGGCGTGGGCAATGGCGAACTCGGTAATCTCGCGGAAGTGCGCGATGATGGGACGAATCTTCTCCGCAAGCTCCGCTGCGCCGCGCCCCTGTTCGAAGAACCCATCGCCGATGAGTTGCAGGTTCTTCATCAGCTTGATGCCCTCTTCCACGAACACTTGGTAGAGGGGGATCAGGTTCGCGCCGAGCGCGGTCTTCGCTTCTCCGGTCTGAGTGGCGAGCTTGCTGAGTTGCCGCCCGAGCAGTCCCGCTGTCTCTTCGGCAACCCCGGCCTGCTCGTTCAGCTTCTTCTGTACCGCTTCAAGGAAGATGACCTGTTGCGTGTGCCGGTCGATGGACGCCTTGGCCATGTCGTGTTCATGGGCGTACTTGGCCAGTTCCTTTTGCAGATCGACGGTGACCCCCAACTGCCGCAGCGAGCGCGACGTTAGGTTCTGCACCGAGAAGATCAACCGGTCCAACACGGCAGGAGCCGACTGCCCCGCCGCCACGGCAAGGTCTTTGGCTCCCTTGGCAAGGTTCTCAAAAGCGTTGACATCGAGACCGGCACGGATGAAGCGAGTGAGCGAGCGCGCCGTGTCTTCCGAGGAGAAGCCCAGTTCGCGCACCGCCTTGGCCGTCTTGTCCACGCTCTCGGTGGCGATCCCGGCATTGGTGGCCACAGCGTGCAGGGAAGCCGCGAGCAGTTGATCCTCGGCGGCAGCGGTGGCCAAGTCCTTGACGAAACGCACCACCTCCAAGGCGAGGAAGGATCGCCCAAGGAATTGGATGGTGGAGGCGAGCTTGCCCATCGTCTCGATGGACGACTGCGCCTGCTTGGTGAAGGCGAGTATGTCTGCCGTGGCCTTGTCCGCACCGGGCACGGAGACCGGCTTCGACACCGGTTGCGTGTTGATCGACTTGGCGAGCGCATCGACTTGCGACTTGATGTCCGCAAGCGACTGCTTCATCTCGTTGCGCGCACGGATGACTACTTCAAGTACGGCTTCAGCCATCATCTAGCTCCTGAAGGAACTCGGAAAAGCCTTCCTTCTTTGCGTTCACTGCCATCCGCACTGCGCTCGACCACAGCGACACATCGTTCCTCTTACGCTCCGCTGCCAACATGCTGAAGCTTACTGCCGACTTCAGTGTGTACCCTAGTATGTCCTTGAGAGAGTGTCCCGCCCCGATCAGGGAGTCGATGACTCGGGGGATGACGTACTCAAGGGTGCCGGGGTGCTTCGCGCCACTGCGAGGCTTGCGGACGCCCTTTCCAGTGACGCGAGTAATTTTTTTACGTTGGGCACACTCTGTTCCCAGACCTCCATGAGGATGTCCACCTGCGCCTGCACCGGAAACTTCTTGATGTCTTCTTCCTGACCGACCGCATCGACGCCCATGCCGATGATTTCGGCCACCATGTCGGGAGCCTGCGCTACCAGAAGCGTGAAGTCCAGATTGGTGGCACCGAAGAAGACCGAGAGTGGTTCCTTGTGCTTGTTGAGCAGCGCGATGGTCTGCGTGAGGTCGATGCCGTGCGTGCTGATGCTCTTGCCACCACCGATGTCCACGACGCGCGGGGGCGGCAACAGGTCTTTGATGATCACTGCCATGTATCACTCCTTTGGGACCGCTGAAAAGAGAAGGGGCGACCATCCTTGGTCGCCCCCATCTTAGCCCACCTGACGATGGATTACCGCAGTTGCGTCACCTTGAAGAACTTGGAGCCGGTGGCTTGCAGCGGGTCCGACAGCACGTTGCCGTCGAGAACGAACGGGCCGACGCCTTCGCCGATCAGTTGCAGTTCCTTCAACGGGTCCACGATGAAGCGGAACACCTCCACGATTACCGGGTTGCCGCCGTCTGCGGTGTTCAGACCTTCGAACCGCATGTACTTCTCGGAAGCGAGCGCCGTCATGGCGTTGACGCGATTCTGCGCCGTGTAGTTGTAGGCGAAGTCGAGAACGTCGCCGTCCACGCACAGCACCGGGGTGCCGATGGTGATCGTCTTGCCCGCCGTGTTGGTGGCGAGCGTGACGGTCTTGGCCGAAGCGTCGATGGCCGTGACCCGGTGCGCTTTGGCGTTGAGCAGCGCCGCATCCGCACCCGCGAAACCGGTGGCCGAGAGGTAGCCGCCGACACCGACTGCGAGGACCGAAGCCGGGGGCGTCGCCGCCCACGTCAGGACCGTCGTGGTGCCCACCGTGACGTTGGTGGGAGCGGTGATGGTGTTGCCCGTGGTCAGCGTGGCGATGGCGGTCACCGAGCCGTCGTTGATCATCACCGAGCCTGCCGCCGCGTTGAGCTTGTAGTCCCACGGCGTCGCATCGTTGGTGTACAGCGTCAGCGTTTGCGGCGTGCCGCCGTTGCGCTTGACCACCACCGAGGACACGTTGATGTTGGCCATCGGGGTGACCTTGCCGTGGTACAGCTTGGCCGTTTCCGATCCCGTCGTCACCGTGCCCGCGATCACCTGCGACACGTCGCCCGTGAGCGCATTGGCGAGGCCGGTGGACGAGAAGTTCTCGATGGTCATTTGCAGCGAGGACTTCAGTTCCGTGATCAGGCGCAGGTCGATGGCGCGGTTGCCGGTCTGCGACTCCTTGTGTTCCAAGGTGGTTGCCGCAAGGCCGAGCTTCAGCGCCGAGACGTTGCCGACCGGAATCAGGCCCGCAGGCTTGCCGGTGCTGTCGCGGCTACCGATCAGCACGACCCCCTGACCCGAGAAGTAAAAGTTGTTGCCGTCAAACGTGGACATGGAACACGCTCCTGTGTCAGTGGAAGGGGGCCGCTATGGGGTCAGCCAGTTCGCTTACGGGTTCTTGTTGAGCCAGTGCACGACCACGCTCTTGCCCGAGAGGTTCGTCGTGGACTTGATGCCGCCCGTCGCTGTGCCGCCCGCGAGCGTCGCACCCGAGACCGCGACGTTGGTCGAGGCTTCCACCAACGGGTAGATGTTGCCTTGCGCCGGGGCATCCGGGTAGATGTGCACGACGTTGGAGATGGCCGCTGCCGTGACCCCCATGCTGCCCACCTGCCGCGCCTTGATGTTGATGGCATTGGCGAGCAGCGTGGCTTGGATCGCATCGGTGCCGCCGATGGCCACGTCGGTAGCAACCGTGACATCCGGCGTGGTCTTGACCGTGAACACGATGCCGTTGACCGTCAGCGTGTCGGTGTTGACCATCGCGGACACGTCAGCGGTGTTGTTGTTCGTCACCGCTGCGTGCGCCGAGTTGGTGACTGCCGGGGCGTTGCCCGGTCCATCCATGACTGCCGTGATCGTGACCACGCCCGCTGCCGGGGAGGCGACCACAAGCGGCTGCACCGTCTTGCTGCCGTCGTAGCGGTTGTGCCACGCATTGATCGAGTTGGCGAGCGCGAGCGCCATGGCGGTGTTGTCGCCCGCCGTGATCTTGACTTCCCTCGGGGCCGAAGGCGTCGCCTTCCACGTGTACACGTCGCCGCCGATGGTCATCGTCTCGTCGGCAACCGGGTTGCCCGAGATGGTGATCGTTCCGCTCGCCTTGGTGGGTTGGATCGTGATGTTGGCCACGTCGTCCGTCCACGCGCCGCCCGCATCCGTGCCGATGATCGCGGCGAGGATCGTGTCCTCCACCCGCATCGCGGCGATGTTCATCTTGGTGCCGTTTGTCGCACCGGCAACGAAGCTGACCGTGTAGCCCGAGAGTTCGCGGACGATCTTGGGCAGTTGGTCCACTGCGCCTGCCCCGCCCTTCATCAGTTGCGAGGAAACGACTTCCTTGGTCATGGCAAAACTCCTGTTGATTGATCAGGGGGGTCACAAGGGGACCGCACGTGCACTGTCGCACACGCGAAGCTACCTAACAAATTGGAATTGCAGATGTCTGCAAAAACTTACGACGTGAGAATGATCGCCGTGGACCATTGCTGCCGATAGACGACAGCATTGCCGATGGTTCCGGCAGGACGCTCGCTCACGAAGCGCCACTTGTGGAAGGTGGGGGAGGTCTGCATCCGCACCTGCTTGCGAATCTCATCGAGCAGACGGGCCGCTTCGTTCTTTTGGTCGAGTCCACCAATGGCGTTGTTGGCGATGATGAGAAGAACCGTGCAGGTCAGGTCCGCAGCCATGCCCTGCCGGGAAGGGTCGAGGGAGTTGGCCGCGATACCACCGTAGACCACGCCCGCCATCGGGAACTTGGCAAGCTTCAGGATCGAAAGCAAGTCCTGCTCCGAGAGTACGCTGACGGTCTTCTCCGACAACTCGGAGACTTGCATCACGCGAGCAATCAGGTCTTCCCAACAGGCTACGGCAGTGGTCATGATAGTTCTCGGTGCGGTAGGTTATCGTGGGCCAGTTGATGCACGTGGACGTGTCGTTGTGGCGCACCTGAATCGTCGCTGTAGTGCCGCCGTACAGGTCAAAGTACGCCATTCCCATCATGCCAGTCCAAGAGCCTCCGCGACACGCTGCATGATGCGCGCTTCGAAGAGTTCAACGTCTTCCTTGGGGACGCCCATGAACTCGCGCACGGGCAGGAACTTGGTGCCGTACTGGTGGAACTTGCCGTACTCGACGCCCTTCTCAGTGAAGGCACCGGCCTTGATGATGCGCTCACCGGGGCCGTGATCATCCGACTCCTGAATGGAGCGCCACAGCGTGCCGGTGTCGAACAGGGTGCCGGTGCCACCGCCGCGCCGTCGTTGGATGGCCGCTTGCGACGGGGGCCATGCCACGCCCTCGGGGTTCACCTCCTCAAGGAAGCGTTGCCGGGTGTGGTTGAGGATGATGCTCGCCGCCTCGTCCAACACCTCGTCTTCATCGAGAGCTTCGGCGACACCATGCAGCGCCGCGCTGAGTTGCGAGGCGTCAATCTCGATGGTGAGTTGCAGGTCGCTCACGTGCCGTAAGCGTTGAACTGGAAAGCGCGATTGCGAACGTAGGGTTCCACGATCTTGCCGGTGATGTTCCACGCCATCTTCTGCGCTTCGGTTGCGGCAGTCATGGCGGCAGTGTCGAGCGAGCCTTCCGGGTGCGAGAGCAGGTGCGGCAGGTAGGCCAACACCGCTTCCTGCAACCAGATCGGAGCCTTGTGCGTGGAGTCGAACCCCGCCTTGTAGGCGATGTTGACCCAGTAGCCGGTGTAGGCCACGTCCACCATCACGTAGCCGCGCATGGCATCGAGGATGTAATCCTCGGCGGGCATCGCCTCGGGGGCCGTGACCAGTGCCTTGCGCGACTCGGCGTTGAAGTTGATCACCAACGGCGTGTCGGCCTGCACGAAGCCCTGCGACAGCTTGCAGCAAAGCAGGCCGTCCACGGGCGTCGGGTACAACTCGGGATGCAGGAAGAAGGTGTCGGTGCGGGTGTTGGGTTCGAACGTGGTGTGTAACATGCCTTGCAGCACCACGTGCGCCGCGTTGAGCGTCGAGTCGATGGCAGCACGGACTTCCGCGATGTCCTGCAACGACATCCGTGCGATCACGGCGTCGGTGTCGATGATCAGCTTCAGTGCCATGCTGCCCTCTCAGTTTGCAGATGTCTGCAATTTCAGACCGTGACGCCGACTTCGTTGCCGTCCCGATCCTTCAGCGCCATGGCTCCGGTGTCGAGTTCTTCACCATCGTCATCGTTGGCATCGGTGGGGGAATGCTCCACGGTGCCTGCGGGACCGCCGCGATCCTGCACCACCTTCGCCGTGTTGTCGGGCTTGCTGTCGGTGACTTCGGCGTTGGTCTGCTTGAAGAACCGCTTGCCCCAGTCATCCCGGTACGACAGGAGTCTGCCGAGTTGTTCCGGCGTGACTTCGTAGACCTTGGGATTGCCTTCGCTGTCGCGCGAGTAGAACACTTCGCGCTCCGGGGTGACGTAGGTGCTGCACCCGTTGACCAGAAGCACGCGCGGGAGCGGTGCGGGGGATGGCGTCGCCGTGTTGAGTTGTTGCGTCTCGACGGTGACTTTCGCGGGTGGTGTGCTGCGCTTGGTGATGGCCATGTTGCTCCTTATCCTGTCTGGGAATGAAAAAAGCCCCCCACCGTGAGGCAGGGGGCTTCAGTCTTGCACGGACCCAGACAGGGGTCAACCCGAAGGTTACCCGATGTTGGAGTACGTGACCACCGCATCCGTCTCTTCGACGGCGCAGGCCACGCGACAGGTCAGCACGATGATGTAGACGCGGGCACGGATGTCCTTGTCGAATTCCATCGTGACCTTCCGTTGGATGCCGAAGATCAGGTTCAGCGGATCGCAGAACAGGCCGCGCGCAGCGGGCATCAGCGGCACGCCTTGCAGTTGCGAACCCCATGCGTAGACCGGCCCGGTGCCTTGCAGCATCGAGTCGCCGAGCGCCGTCTGCCGGTTGGCATACGTGTCGCGGTACTCCGTGTCGTTGTCCACCGAGACGAAGTGCGTCAGGCGGGCACGGTTGCGGAGGTACTTGTCGGGCATCGCCTTGACCCCGGCCTTCAGCAAGTCCTTGCTGATGGTCGCGCCGCCGCCGTTGACGATGTGCGACGTGCACAGCTTCAGGTAGCCGTCGAGCATGGCGAGGTACGGGTCAGCCGACACGCTGTCGCCGAGCAGGAGCAGTTCTTCCAGATCGAGCGCCGCGCGTTCCGCGATCAACTGGGTGATGGTTTCCATCAGGCCACCGCCCGATTCGCCCATCGCCGCATTGATCGAGCCGCGCTCGATGTTGTCTTCCATCACGTCGTAGGGAATCCAGACTTCCGCGATGGCTTCCTTGGTCGTCAGGGTGACCTGCGACAGATCAGGCTTCACGCGCTTGTTGGACGCGAGCGCCGTGGCCGAGGTCGCCGGGTTCATGATCCGCGTGCCGAAGCCGATCTTGTTGATCTTGCGCGTCGGGGCGTTCATCGTGACCACCCGCGCCGAGTTGAGGATCGTCGGCGAGTCGATCAGCGTGCGGATGAACGTGTCGGTCATCTCGGGGTTGAGAAGACCGCCGTTGTTGGTGATGTCGGACAGCGCGATGTCCGCTTTCTGAAGCAGTGCTTGGTTGTCGCTCATTGCAAAATCTCCTGTCAGGGTAAGTGGATTTGCGCTGTTTACCGACGCGCAGCGGTGCGGTGTTGCCCAATCTGCCGCTCCGCGAAGGACGACTTCTGGGTACGGACAGAGGTTTGGTAGGCAGTGTCGATGACGCCAAGCTCCTTATGCTCATGCTTGGTCACCTTCGCCGGGGCGTGATCTTCGGCGGGGACTGCACCGATGACCGTGCCCTTCGCTGCCGCCTCGGCTTTTTGGGCCGCAGTCTGCGCCGTCGTTTCGACGGCAGCGACCTTGGTCACCAGTTCGCCAACGCTCTTCGTGATGAGGGCGATGTTCGCCGCCATCTCGCTGAGTGCCTTCTGTACCGTTGCATCCATGGGCGCGACTGTAGCAGTCGAATCGGCCTCCTGAGACCCCTCGGCCTTCTTGGCGAAGGGGTTGGGCTTCTTCGGTGCGGCATCGTTACCGGGGGCCGCAGGCGCGGGCGCAGCGGGTTCGCCTGCCGGTTGGGCGGGCGCAGCCGCAGCGGGAGCAGCGGCAGGCGCAGCGGGAGCAGCGGGAGCCGTCGAACCTTGGGCCGCAGCCTGCACGGTGGACTTCTCGTCGGGCGTCATGTTGTCCCATGCGTCTTGATCCACGCCCTCGGGCGCAGCGCCACCACCGCCTTCGGCACCCTCGGTCGCCGCCTCGGCACCTTCGCCTGCGTCTTCCATGCCACCTTCGGAGGCAGCGGGTTGCGCGGCATCGGCAGCGGGGGCAGCGGGCTTCTTCGGCGGGAATGCCTTCAGGAGCAGTTCCATGCGCGCGGCATCTTCCTTCATGACCTTGCCGGTGCTGCCGCACGCCTTGCAGCCCTTGCCGTCGCAGATCGGGCAGTCCTTGGTCTCTTCGACCTTGGCCACCGCCGCAGCCGGGGCATCGAGCTTTTGGGCGGCAGTCTTTTTCTTCTTGCACGCCTTGGTCACGATTTCGTCGGCCTTGAAGGCGAGTTCCGGCAGGGCTTCCTTCAGCCGTTGCACGTACACCGCGATCCCGGCGTTGATGGCGGCAGCTTCGTCTTCCTTGCCCTCGTCGGCCTTGGTGACGCTGCCCGACAGGGCTTCCTCGGGCGAAGGCAGGAAGCCGCACTCTTCGAACACGGCGGCGAGCGGGGTGTCCTTGACGATGGTCTCGGCATCGAGGTCCGCGACGAGCGCGAGCGTGTTGCCCGACATCTTCACCACCACCGAGGTCTCGCCTTCGCCTTGGTTGAAGATCACGGTGTTATCTTCGTTCTCCGTGGTGTTGTCGGTGGCCACGCCTGCCGCGTGCAGTTCCTTGATCGTGTCCTCGTCCATGTGGTCGCCCTTCTCCACGACGAGGCCGACGATGGTGGGCTTGGGCGCTTCGGCAGCGGCTTCCGGCTTCGGCTCCGCATCCTTGGCGACGAGAACCGCGCCGCGCGACGGGCGCACCGCATCGTCGTCTTGGTCCATCTTGATGACGTTGCGGATGTCGCTCAGGTCGAGCTTGCCGCGCGATTCGACGTTGATCATGCCGGTCTCCGTTTCGGGGTGTTGCTTGATGATGCGGAAGGGGATGCGATTGGCTCCCCGGTTCACCAAGCTGATGTAATCAGCGGTGCCGTTCTCTAGTTTGTTTACGTCAATGCGAATCTTGGGCATGGGTCACCTTCCGCGAACTGTAACAATGTGGTGGGCACCTGACAATGCAGATGTCTGCAAACTCATCCGAACAAACTGCGCTTGAGGACCATGAAGAAGTCCCCTTTGCGGGTGATGAGCTTGGCGATCAGCACCACCTTCTTCTTGAACGGGTCGATGAACTTGGTCAGCCCCTTGCTGATCAGTTCGTCGGGTGTCGAGTGGTAGGTCTCGGCGAGCTTCTTGTACTGGCGCTGCCCCAGATCGAGAACCTTGGCCAGTCCTTCGTTGGCCTTGCCCCGTTCCATCGTCACTTCCACCGCCTTGTCCTCGGCATTCCACTTCACTCCCTTGTACTGGGAGCCGACCATGCCGAGCGTGAACTTGGGCAGCACGCCCGAGACTTCGGACACGGCGTGCGAGTATGCCGCCTTCAACTCGGGTGACAGGTGACCGGCCTTCTCGATGTTGGCCCGCATCAGTTCCTTGGCACTGGCCACGTCCACCTTACCCTCGCCGAGCTTGACCAGTACGCCGATGTTGTCGGGCACGTGGCGCAGCATCGGCGGCATCTTCTCCTTGTGGAAGAGCGCGAAGTTGTCAGCCGTGGAGAAGGCACTGCGCTCCGGGTGCTGCTCCCAGTCCACCGAGGGTGAGTCGTGCGCGCCGATCATCGTGGAGGCCATCGTCACCCAGTCCTTGCCCAAGCTCTTCTCCAAGATCGGGCCGACATGCTCGTTGAAGTATTGCTGCCCCCACCGGGGATGATCGAGGTCGAGGAAGTTGCGCGACGGTGGCGTGAGATAGCCCATGTCGTGCGTTGCGGCCACCACGTCCATCAGGAGCCGGTTGCCGGGAGTGTTCACGTTGGTGGGCAGCACGCCGAGGATTTCCTTGGCCATCTGCGCGTCACCGCGCAGGTGGAAGCTGCCGTGATCGCCGAGCGTGCGCGAAGCCGCTTCATAGTCCTGCGCGATCACCATGCGAGTCAGGGCGTGTTGCAGGTTGCGGGCGTCCTCCTCGTTCATGCCCGCTGCCCGTGCGTTGGCGTGCGTGGCGTCCATCATCTCGATGATCGCCTTCTGGTTGTCGGGCGGCAGCACCTTGCTGTAGCTCGCCACGTAGTCTTGCAGGTTGGTGAACGGCTTGTCGGCCCCGAGCAGTTCGTCCATGCGTGCGGGCACGCTGTTGCGCGGATCGGCCAGTGCGTCACGATGCTCGCGCGAGAGCTTGCTGAAGGCTTCGTTGCGATCTTGAATCGGCATCTTGGCGAAGTCTTCGATGGTGCCCGGTCCCACGGGCGCTTCGGGGGCACTGCCCACCCCACCTTTGGTGAACTGCCCGCCTTCGGCATTGCCTGCCGACACGCGCGGGTGGGCCGCTTCGTCCCACTCGGCCTTTTTTGCAGACATCTGCACACCCTTGGGCAGGTAGCTGTTGATCAGCCGCTTCATGCTCTCGGGCACCTGCTCCATGGATTCAAAGTGCTTGCACTCGTCCACGCACGGCCACGCCACCTCAGGCGGCATGTTGGGCGCAGCGAGGCGAAGATAGGTTCGCAGTTCAGGATTCATGCTGATACCCACTTTCCGTTGCGGATGAAACCGTGATCACCACACGAACACAGGATACTGGGAGAGAGCGTCAGCGGTTCCCACGATTCGACTTGCCAGAAGTGGCTGCGCTCATTGCCGGGAATGGAGCGAGTACCGGGCAGATCGAACCAACACGCCCCCATGCACGGCTCGCCCGTGACCTTGTGCGGATGCCTGATCGTGCAGCCCGCCTTGGGCACGTCGGGCACCCCGGCGTAGCGTTCCGCATTCGATGGGATGTCGCGGTCAGGTGACCACTGAAACCACCGCAGCGAGTGGCCATCTCCCAACTCAAGGTCTGCGTCTTCGTTCCACATAACTACCCCCTTCGTGACCATCGGCTCACCGATCATTGGTTGGCCTTGATTATTTCGTTGATGTAGCGGTCGCGCTTCTTGGCGTCCTTCATGGTGAGGATCGTGCCGATGATGCCCTCGCCGTAGCCCTTGCCGAACAGGCCCGATGATGCCACGGGAATCAGCACGCGCCTCGGGATGATCAAGCCCATATACTGGCGAGTGCCGCCGCGCTCCTTGCCAATCGTGTGGTCCACGTACAGCGGACCTTCCTTGTTCCATGCGTGCGACAGTGGCACGCCATGCTCCGTCACCACGCCTTCCACGTACTCGATGGGCACCTTGGTGACGCTGTTGGGGTCGCGCGCATCGGCGAGCATCACGTCAATCGAGTTGTTGTAGCAGCGGTGCGGTGTCATCGGCTTGTCGGTGTTCTCCACTTCCATCGGTGTGCCGTGCTTGTGCACGAAGTCGAGACGCGGCAGGTGGGCCATCGTGGAAAGCTTGTCGAGCAGCGATGAGATGGGTTCGTTCTCGGGGATGTTGTTGCTGCGGGCCAAGTGCAACAGTTGGAAAGCGTTGCCCAACGGCGACTCAGGCTCACGGTAGCCCCCCTCCCCCGAGGTGAACTGGCCCGTCCTCGGGTCGTGGTTGGGATTGAACTTGAAGATCGCTTCGAACTTCTGCTCCTTGACGCGCTTCACCGCCTTGCCGGTGTGCGTGCGCCACTCGGCGAGACTGCTCACGGAGTAGCCCATCGACTTCTTGCTGCGCGGCGCGAAGGTCATCAGTTGAATCTGGTCGCGCGGCACCTTGCCCAGTGCTTGCAGGTTGGAGCCGAAGAACAGCGGATCGAGGTCGCCGGTCACCGCTTCGCGGGCCGCGAGCCACGTCTTGAGGAAGCGTTCCTTAGCGTCCTTCTTCTCGGTGTCGGTCGCGGGCCGCTGCACGAAGGTGGACTCACTGGTGCGCGCGACGATCTTGGCGTTGCCGGTCTTGTCTCCCCACGACAAGTTGTGCCCCGACCATGCCAACATCTCCTCGGTGTAGCCTGCCCCCTTCATCTCGGTGCGGGTGTCGTGCAACAGGTCGTAGATTTGCGGGTGCAGATCGGTGCCGGGATAGCTCTCCTTGGTGTCGCCGATGTAGGTCTTCATCTTCTCAAGGAAGCCGCGCTCGCGGGCTTGCTCGATCAGGTCTTGTGGGGTCACGTCCCCGGCCATGTAGTCGCGGGCGAGCAGCATGGCGCTGTGAATGCCTTCGGCCACCTTGCGATCCGTGGCGAAGCTGATGGTGTCATCGGTGCCGCCGCCCAAGCCCAACCCCGCGCCTTGGTTCAACTCCTCACGGGTCTTCAGCCCGTGCTTCTCCACGTCGGACGCTGCCGTAGTGACGTGATAGAGGACCGGAGGCAGCGGGCCATACTTCTCGCCGCCGCCATGCCACCCGCCGAGCTTTTCGAACTCCTCCAACGTGAGCTTGCCCGTCGAGACGGCAGCGTTGGCCTGCCGATCCCACTCCTTCCGCAACTCGCGGTTCTCGCGCAGGATCGCCATCACCTTCTCTTCCATCTCGGGCGTGCGCTGCGTGGCGTCGAGTTCCGTCCACTGGGTCAGCAACTTCTCGCCTTCGGGTTCGTGGGTCTTGGCGTACACGTCCTTGGGCACGCGCCATGCTTCGGCGTGCGCGAACTGTCCCCCTGCGGAAGAGCCTGCGGGTTCGTGATTGGGGTTGAACTTGAGAATTGCAGACATCTGCAACTCGTCAGGGTCTTCGAACGTCGCGGGGCACTTGCGCCAATCGTCCGTCTTGTCGAAGGAGACGGTGGCGAAGAAGTCGTCCATGAGAGCTTGGGCGCTACTCGTCTTCATGCTTCTTCCTCTTCACCTTGTCATGCTCGCGGCCTGCCCACTTGCCCCACACCGTGGGCGAGATGTAGGAATTGAGCGCCACGGCGCGAGTGTTGCCCAGATGCGCCGACACGGCATCACCGACAGCCACGCGCGCCTTCTTGTACTCGCTCAGACTCTTCGGCTTGCCATGCTCGCTCAACCATTCCAGTGCCTTGTACGTGCCATGCCACGTGCGGAAATCCTTGGCGCTGAAATCGTCCTTGGTCACTCGCTTGATGTAGCCATTGACGCGGGACTCGGTGGTGTCGAAGAGTCGATCTGTGGGTCCGCGCTTGGCTTGGGCGTTGCGGATGTAGGTGGCGAGCAGGGCGTCGTCCACGCTGTGTTCTTGCTTGACGGCGTGCTTACCGGGAAAACTGAACCGGATAGTATTCCCGGCAACACTAACATGCTCACTGAGGAGGGTGGACGCGCCATACGCCTTGCCTTTGCGGGTTTCGAATTCGTGTTCACCTCCTACGCGGAACCCGGTCTTGTCCATCAGCCGCACCACTGCCGCCGTATCCTTCTCGGACTTGGTGTTGCCGCGCCGGGTCATGTCGGCCTGTGCCTCTCTGCGGAGGTTGGGTAGGGCCGCATTGAAATCCTGCACGCGCGAGAACTTCTCGGCAGCGTTGCCTGCCGTGTTCTCTGCGCTGTACTTGTACTGAAGCTTGCCGTTCTTGGCCGTCCACGTCGCCTGCATCGGCGCGTTGGTATCCGGGTTCAGGTGCACGTTGATCGAGGCCGGGGGGATGGCCAGTGCCTTGAGCCGATCAGCAACCGCCTTGGGCACTTCGGTGTGATCGCCGCCATAGCGCCACACCTTGGCGTCGGGGTTGCGGTCATCGAAGTACATGCCCGTGCCTTCGCGCCACCTGCCGAGCGCATCACGGGGCTGCGTGCCATCGGTATCGCGCTTCCACAGGCGGAACGTGTCGCCAATGGCCATGAAGTAGCTCATGTCCATCACGATGTCGTCGGCCTTCTTGGTGGTGTGAGCGTGGGCCGCAAGGATGCGCCGCGCCACGCGCTCGATTTCGTTGGCCTGCTCTTGGCCTTGCACCTCGCGCCCGAGCGATTGCAGGTGATCCATCACCGCACGTTCGAACTGCTCCATGCCGAGCAGATTCATCGCCCGGTTCATCGCTTCCACTGTGGGGATCGCCTTGTGCCCCGGCTGCACGGCGTTGGCCGCAGTGGTGAACTTGCCGTCATCGTCGTGATTCGGGTTGAACTTGCTGACAATCTCTTCGGACTTGACAAGATAATTCTTGTCGGCGTCCTTGATGCGCCGCACCTTGACGGTCTTGCCCTCGACAGCGGTCACCTCATACGTGCCCGAGGTCAACCACTCCTTCGCGTCGCGCAAACTGGGACTGTCGGTGTACTTGGACACATAGATGCCCTTGGCGTCGCTCGCTTCCAACACCAACGTGACACCGGGCTTGCTGCGGTACTCACGCGGGGAGAACTCGTCACGCCGAAACCTCTCGGCGAGCGCCGGGTCTTGCGTCCATGAGGTCAATGACTCGCTGAACTTGTCGCCCACTTGGAAGTCGCTGACACCACTCAAGCCACGGTACAGCGGCATCTTCAGCGGGGCCGTGCTGTTGATGTAGTCGATCACCTGCTTCGCCATGTCGTAGCGTTGCTGATCGTCTCCCTTGCAGTCGTAGCAGAGGTAATCATTGCGCCGCATCCCCTCGATCACTGCGCGAGCCGCGTGCTGATAGTCGTTCCAGTCGAAATCACTCTCGGTCCAACCACGCACGAAGTCGGCAATTTCCTCGGGCAAATCTTGGGAGGAGGCAAAGCGCCCGAGACGGTCGTGGTTACGGTTGAATTTGAGGATCGAGGAAAATTGATTCTTTTCGGATTGCGGTTGCGGTGAGGAAATTGCAGATGTCTGCACGCAAAAGATCACCGTGTAGTAGATCGGGCCGTCTTCCGCCTTGGTCTCGCGGGGGTGCAGCGGATGCTTGGGGTGGTGCCGTGCACTCTCCCACTTGTCGCTGTGTCCCTCCTGATACGCCACGATCCATTCGGGTGGAATGCTCGCGGGCAAGCGAAAGGTCTTCGAAGACTCGGTGAAGTATTCGTCCTGCACCAACTTCTGCCGCGCTTCGGGGGGAAGCTTCACCTTGAGGACGATGGGATCGCCTCGGTCCCAACGGTCGCCATTCTTCGACCATGCGTAAGCCGCTTCGGGATCGCTCACCAGATAGACCGACTTGCCGCGCTCGTCGTTGTAGTAACCGGGACTGAAGTTGCGGTTGGGGGGATCGAGTACCAGTCCCTTCTGCATGATGCTGTCGAGGGCTTCGGAGGTGGTGCCATGGAACTGGGTGGCACGGGCCAAGTTCCTGAACAGTTCGTCGTTGTGCATCCGCACGCGCACGTAGTCGCTGATCTGCGATTGCCGCTCGTACATGTTGGCGATGCGCTGCTCTTTGGGCGACATCCGCGAGTACGGCTTCTGCCCTTCGGGGTAGGCGGGCAGCATGGCGTTGAGCGTGGACACTGCCTTGTTGATGGTGTGCCAATCCATCTTGGGCAGCACGTCTTCACGGAAGGCTTTCCACCGGGTGAACTGGGGATCGTCTTCCGGCTTGTCGGGGTTGAACAGGTAGGCCGCGATTTGTGACTCGGCAGTGGCGAACCTGCCACGCTCGTCGTGGAAATGGTTGTACTTGCGGACTTTTGCAGATGTCTGCAAAACCATGCCGTAGTGCCACTGCCGCTTGAAGCGTTGCTTCTTGGGGCCGAGCGTGGGGGGCAACCTGCCGCCGCGATCAAGATCGGCTTGCGCCATGTCTTCCTTGCGCGTGGGGTCCATCCACCGGGCCTCTTGGGCTTTGATGAAGGCCGGGTAGTCCTTGCTGTAGGTCTCGATGGCCTTGGCCATGGCTTCGCGCTTGGGGTGATCCGCCGTGCCGCGCGCATAGGCGAAGGCGCAGGCGAACCACTCCTGATCGTTGGTGCGCGCGTACATGCCCAGTGGGTAGGGCGGGTCATGCGGGGGGCCATGGGCGATGTGCTGAATCTCTTGCACCAGTCGCCCGAATCCGCGCTTGGACGATTCGGGGCCACCCGTCTCCACGTTCATGAAGTGGTGGCCGAACTCATGGTCGATGATCGACTTGATGCTGCCGGTGCCATCGGGATGGAAGCCGCTGTCGATGGCCTGCTTCAACTCGGTCTTGAAGGATTCGCCGGGTTGCTTGTTGAGGACGCCCAGACTGTTCCTGATGCCCCAGTAGTGGGGGTTGAGGAACATATAGCCGGTCACGGACATGCCCGCCCATGCGTTGAGCATGGTGTCGAACAGATCGGTGCCCTTGTTGGTGATGCTGATGCCGCGCAGCCCTTTGAAGGCGTAGGGGTAGTCGGTGGCCAGTTTATCCACGGCCATGGCCACCTCGCGCACCATCTCGGGCACGCCGTCGCGCAGCTTGAATTCCTTGCCGGGGTACTTCTCCGACAGCAACTTCTCTACAGAATAGGCACCCTTGCCCTCGTACTCACCGCCCCCTTCGGAGGTGGTGAAGCGCCCGTCATGTGGGTCGTGATTCGGGTTGTACTTGAGGACGGACTGCCAATCCATAGCTCTTCCCACCGGGTTTGGGTTCGTAGTGCACGCCATTATCACCCGGTGCGGGGAACCTGTGGTCGAGCGAGTTGAGGAGGATGACGAGAGGGATGCCTTCGGAAAATGCCTTGCAACTGAACTCGCCTTTATTGAGATGGGCGCAGCCCATGCACATCGGTACACCAGCAATCATGACGCTTCCTTCCATGTCAGCTTTTCAACATAGCTGAAACGATGATTGTGCCCGTTGGCAGGCTCAGTCACCGTGCCCCGTTTAATCACGTGGGAATGGCCGTTGACACTGGACGTGGTGCCGCCAAGAAACCGTCCGTTGTCATCGTAAGACACGAAGAATTCGTGATCGTGGCCGTCTTCATGCTTGGTGACGCGACCCATGATCACGGGCGGGATTTCGACTTCCATCTGCGACTTGCGGCGAGTGACCAACGCTTCCATGGAGAAGCCGTTGATTTCGCCCTTCTTCACCATGCTCCACACCTGCTTGTCGGGCACGTGCACGCCGACTACCCATGCGCCTTCGATGAAGTGCGGATCACCCTTGCGGGCGATGAAGCTCTCGATGACCGCCGCCCCGGCGACGATCTTGTTGTTGTGCTGAAGATCAACCTTGTCGGTCTTCTTCTCGCGCATGAACTTGTACGCCATCGCCTGAATCTCTTCCGCCGTCATGATGTCGCCATCGGCGTCGGGGATATTGGGGGCGTACACCTCCCCCCAGACCATCTGTTGGTCTTCGGAGGCGAGCTTCAGTTGGGCGTCCATCTACGGTCCCGGCTTCTTGAACTGGATCGTATTGGTGATGGGACTGGCGTCGTGCCCGAAGCGGTAGTAGAGGTGGAACTTCTCCGCTTGCTTGGGCGACATGGTGTAGCCATGCTCGCGGTTGGTGTAGTGACCGCCGACCGCTTCGGCAAGCCTGCCCGCACGGGTCTTGAAGCCGTCTTGGCCGGGAGCCTGCACCAACACCTTGCCGCGAGCGTAGCGCGCAGGTTGGATGGCGTACTCGCCATGGTGATCCTTGGTGCCTCCCTTGACCGCAGGGAACTCCAACCGGCCATTCATACCCGGTGCGCGGGGCACCTTCAGTTCGCGGTCAGCGAGCGCATGACTGTACTGGTCCTGCTCCTTGGCCTTGGCCTGCTCCCATGTCATGGCCGTGCCTTCGCGCATCGCTTGCGCCATGCGACGGGCGTTGTACTGCTCGCGGGTCTCCCCCGGCAGGAAGCCCTTGGCCGAAGCAGGGTGCGTTTCGCGCATCCGCTCCGTGGTCTTGGCGTTGGTGGTGGAGATGAAGGTCGCTCCCTCGCCCGAGGTGAAGCGACCATCCGGCCCGTGGTTGGGGTTGAACTTGCGCGTGCGGAAAAAGTGGTTCATGGCGGGCCTCCTAGAGGCCCATGGCCCGAACCTTCTTCTTCAGGTCACCCTGCTTCGGGGTGTGCGTCACCTTCTGCCACGATCCGCCGACATTGGCGTGGGTGATGTCGTGACTGTAGACCGACCCCATCTCGGTGTAGTCGCCGTAGACCGTGGCAAGCCGGGTGTTGCCCTTCTTGTTGTCCTCGATCTTGGCTTCCCATCCGTTGCGGAGGCGCACCTTGGTGCCGCGCTTCAGGTCGTTGGTGAACAGCGCGGACGGGCCTGCCACGGGCTTGCCGAGCGGTTGAGCGTTGCCATGCTCGCCCGAGGTGAGACCCGTGCTTCCCGGCGTATTGTCGCCGTCCGTGGCCTTGTTCTCGCCGCTGCGCGGGCCATCGGCAGTGCCCACCGGGCCGACTGCGCCCACCCCGGCGTTCTCGGTGGACTTGTTGTCGCCGCCACGCACGCCACCGGCATCCTGCCCGGTGACCTTGGGTGCGCCGGTCAGTGTGTCGTTCTGTTGCGCGACCGCAGGCGTCCCGGCGTTCTCCCCCGAGCGCGGACCCGACACCGACGTATCGTGCAGAGGTGCGTTGTTGGGGACCGCCTTGTTGTCGCCCGAGCGCGTACCGCCTGCGTCCTGACCATCGACCGAAGTGGCCGGGGCCGGGGCCATCTTGACCGGATCGGTGCGGGGGTCGTTGCCGCGATTCGCGGACGTGCCCTGCGACTCACCGCTGCGCGGACCTTGAACCGGGGGTTGAGCATTCTTGCCCTCCGTTCCCGAGGGCATACCGGAAGCGAAGCGACCGGAAGCATCGTGGTTGATGTTGTACTTCAGAACCTTGCTGAAATCTTGCTTCATGGTCGTCTCCTCAACTTGGGAATCGCGGGGTGCTTCTTCCTTTTGCCGCTTGGCGTAAATCTTGGCCTGATGTTCCTTCATCTTGCCATAGGCGGCGCTGACTTCTCCGTAGCGCGGGTGATCCGGGGTGACGTGGATCGTGTCCTTGTCGAAGTAGTCGGTCATCGAGTCCGACTCGTTGCGGACCTTGAACTGTTCGTGCACCGCCTTCGGCAGACTGGCGTAGCCGCGTGCGTAGATGGCGATGGTGCCCTCGGGCAGGCCCGACTCCTTGGTGTAGCTGCCGCCTGAGTACCACACGCCGTGCAGCTTGCCTTCCTTGTCCTTGATGCCGTTGTACATGAAGCGCACGTCATCGGGGGTGGCAGGCTTGGTGGGTGCGCCGCCATCGGTCGCCGTGGACAGCGGACCCGTGGGGATGCCGCCCATGCGCTCCTTGAAGCTCGCGTGGGCCGCTGCGCGATCTGCGTCGGAGACGGCACGTTGTGCGTCAGGATTGACCGAGGGCGTCGGCCCTTCGAACTCGGCTGCGGCACTCGCGCCCGCGCTTACGCCCGAGGCGAACCTGCCTTTCTCATCGTGATTGGCGTTGTACTTTTTGGTACGGGTGAAGAAGGACATGGGTTCTCCTCAACTTGGGAATCGCGGACTACCGGGGCCAGTACACGTACACGCACACCAGAGCAATGACGACGGCAATGACGATGAGGTTGAGCTTGGTCTGACTCTTCATGTTGCTCATTTCAGAGGCATCCCCATCGCGTTCCATCGTTGGTTCATCTCGCGGATTTCCTGCTCGTACTTGGCCTTGAGCGCGTTGTCCACAGGAGTGCGTTGCTTGTCGGGTGTGACGTTGATCTTGAACAGCGTGTCTTCAAGCGACCGTTTACGATTCTGGTCCGCTTGGTACTCGATCTTCTTCTCCAACTGCTTGGTGGCCGCATCCGACTGCTTGGCCTGAGCCACCACCATGGCCTCCACCTCGGACACCTTGTCGGCCTTGGCGTAGCGGCTGTCGAAAGCCGATGCGCCGCCGAGCGTTGCGGTGCCGATGGTGATGGCAATGCCAACGAACCACACCAACCCCTTCACGTAGGGGTTGTCCCACAATTTTGCAGATGTCTGCAAAGTTGGATCGTCAGGCATGGCCGCATGGTAGCCCGAGCGGGGGTACCTATCAATCAACCCGTGGCGTCGGCGAAACGTGCCGCTGTGGCTTCATCGGTCAGGTCAATGATGATGGACAGCCCGAGCGAGGCTAGGAACTCGTCCACGGCAGGAATGTCGAGGTCCACCAGTTGCCAGAAGGCTTCGGTGTCGGTGTCGTTCAGCAAGGGCTGCACAGCTTCCATCTCTGTGTCAGTCAGGCTGACATCGCCCCCGGTGATTGCCGCCTTCAACTGTTGGCGAGCATCCTGCCACTCGGCGTCGTCAGGCATTCCGCCGTACTCGCTCCACAGTCCGTTGGAGGGATCGAGTTCCGCGTCCACCTCCACCCGGTCAATGCCCATCAGGGCCGCTGCCGCCACCCATGACTTCATCACCTCGGGGGCGTTGTCCTTGCCCACTCCGCTCAGGGATTTGATGTGCATCAACTTGTCGAACTGTTCGAACACGAAGTCGATGCCTGCCGAAAGCGGATTCTTCAGCCCGAGCATCTTGCCTTCCAACTCCACGATGGCCCGCAACCGCTCTTCCTCAGTGCCGTTGGCAATGAGGTCCATGGTCACGCCGTACTCGGAAGAATCCGTGGTGTCCTTGATCGGGTCATACGCCTCATCAGCCATGTCCTGCGGACTCATGCCGGTCATCAGCGACAAGACATCGGCAGGAGGCACCCCGGCCTCGGTGTTCCATGCTTCGGCCTCTAGGTCGTTCACGTCGATGCCAAGCGATTGGAAGGTCTCCACGTCGATCTGCTCAGGCGAGAAGTCGCCCATGGCGTCGGTGGGGAAGGCGGCTTGGAAGCTGCCGGTGTCGCTGATGCGCGGAAGCTCGCCCACCTTCACCAGTTGCCCCCGGCACCATGGGTGGTAAGGGGGGATGTGCCACCCCCGCGCGAGGATGTCGTCGTCGCTCATGTCGCGCAGTGCCGCCACGCTCGCCTTGTTCTGGGAGGGCCATGGCTGCAACGTGGACAGGGCTTCAGGATCGTCGGTGGACAGCGTGCGCTCCAACAGGTCACGGGCATCGCGCACGTAGAACGTCTTGCCGTGCATGATTTCGCACACCGGGCAAATCTTGTTGTCGAGTTGTTCGTTGATCATGTACTCGGTCACGCCGAGCAGTTGCGCTTCCTCGGTGTAGCCGAAAGCCGCGAGCCGGGAGGTGTGCAGCGCACTAATCATCTGAATCATGCGCTGCGCTTCGTCGTTCACCGGATTGCGGAACTCCACGAAGGGCTTGAGCAGCACCGTGTCTTCGGCCTTGAACAGCACGTTGCCCTCGGACTGCGCGAAGTTGGTGTGCGGGGCCGACAGGTCATGCTCGCGGATCATGTCGTAGAGCTTGGTCTTCACCTGCTCGCCGACCGTGTTGACTATGGCGTTGGCGAAGCTCGCCGTGGTGCGAGCGATCAGAGGCGACAGGTTGGAGCCGTTGGTGCGGGCATCGGCCACCTTGGGCGTGAGCCGCGACGCGCCGAACAGGATCGAAGCGAGCGACATGTAGCGCACGTAGTCGCGGCAC